TGGTTGGGCACCGCCGCCGCCACCGCCACCACCGCCACCGTCACCATTATGGGTCTGACCATTATTACCTGGATCAGGTGATGAACTTCCACTACTCATTGCAGTTCTAACTCGTCCAAATCCTAATCCTGCACCTCTTGCATTTGGTGCAGATCCAGGCGAAGGTCTATTAAGAGATCCTCCTCCTCCACCACCGCCACCAGCAGAGACAATAGTATATCCACCTTTTTCAGAATCGTAAACAGAAGTGGCACCACCACCTCCACCTCCTCCACCGGACCAACCACTTCCACCTGCTCCACCGCCATCACCACCTTTTGCATAACTGCTAGCACCACCAGAACCACCAGCATTTTGATTGCCAGTTCCTCCACCATTACCTCTTCTTCCTATTTTGAATGAAAGAGTTCTATCACCATCAATATATGGCAATCTACCTACTCTTCCAGTAAATCCTCCACCACCAGACCCATTTGCGTCAGAACCTCCACCACCACCAGCACCACCAGCAACAACTAAAACCACATTTGTTGCGTTAATCAGTCGCACATTTCCATCAGATGTGAATGTTCTATCGACGTTTGTTGAAACAGTAGTGGAGGATGAAATTACTTTAGAAACTGACCCATCATTTACAGTATCACCATCAACCATCCATTGATATGTAACTCCACCATAGGAACTATCAGTAAGACTTGCATCAATAGTAAATGTTACCTCTGTATTGCGAGTTGTCTGAACATTAGGGGGTTGTGCAACAATTTCTACATTTGGAATAACTGTAATTGTTCCTATACCAGACTGTAAAGGTTCATTGATAGCATTGCCAGTTTGACCTTGTGCAGGATTATAATCTGCCTGTAAGAAAAACTTTCTATCATTATCTGTTGGTGTTACTAAGTTTGATATTGTAAGTTGAGTAGTACCAGTTCCAGTAAACTCAGTAGTATCACTTAATACACCAACGCCAACTTCATACCACTGATAAGAAATTGTTCCTGCATTATCAGGAGTAGCAGTGCTAGAAAAAGTAGCAGTGGCAAATCCTGAAAGTGTAACTGATGCTCCACTTGTGGTAGCAACTCCAACTGGATTATTAGTGAAAGAAAGAATTGGACCATTAAGATCCAACTCTGTTCCTATTTTGGGGAATAAACCTTGACTCATGAGAAATTCTGTCCTCCAACAACACCATACAGACCAGATGTAAGATTACTACCGTCGAATGTCTTAAAGGAATAGATATCAGACTTTCCTGCACCCACAGTGACCACCGGAACAACTCCACCTGGCCAATATATTGGAATGGGATTATTTTGTGAGTCTTTAAAGGTGTCAATTCCAACAGAGCGATTGCCTGTAGAATCTTGCATAATTTTTATGGTAAAGTTAGTCGAACCCACTGGTGGATTGTTTACAATAAACTCTGTGACATCAGCATCAGCAGTTACGGTAAACGTTTGTGCTGCTGACAAGTCAAGTGTCACCTGATTAGATGATACAGAAGGAGCACTTACCTGCTCAGAGTATGACTTAAATCTTGCGGCAACATTAATATCAAGACCAGTGACAGGATTGGTGGAACCAATACCAACTGAACCAAATCCAACCTGCGTAGTAATAATAGTACCAGCAGCACCAACCAGAAGATCTGTTGTTGTTACAATACCAGCAGTAATTCTACCGGAGGTATTGTTGATGTCATAGGCACCTGCTACTGTACTAAATCCAGTAATCGTAACATCATTGGCAGTGATAATTCCAGAGAATCTTGCCTCTGATCTTACGATCATCGTAGTGCCAGAAGCACCTACAGCACCAACAGTTAAGTCACTATTTTGGTCTGGTCTAGTTGTACCAATACCAACATTTAGCAAACTTACCGGGAATATTCCTGTTCCAACACCAGCAGTGCTAAACAGTGAGTCATTCTGTAGATTTGTAAGTCCAGAACCATCACCAGTGAATGCTGTTGCAACAACGGAACCGCTGAATCTAGATTCACCAATAACACGAAGTTTAAATCCATTTGCAGTTGATCCAATACCAACTCCATTTGCATCAACACAGAATACAGATGTTCCAGAACCAACCTTCAGAGTACAATCACCAGGTCCAGTAGTTCCAATACCAATCGTATCAAATACAACATCATCAGAACCTTCATTAATTCTTACGCTACCAAATCTTCTCCATGCATTATCAGTAGTGTAAATCCAACCAACATATCCACCAGAGGATGGATTTGCATTATAGACTACATCACCGGGGTTACCTGCCAACGATGGTGTTGCGATACCAACCGTATACTTTCTAGAAACTGTTGCATCACCCTGAATAAAGATATTATTAGTCTCAAGACCCTTAGGCGAGTTGACCGTAACTTTGTTATTTACAATCAGAGGACCATTAAATTTAGAAATAACTTTATTATCTGGTCCACCATCAACACTAATAGAACGACTTGCGATAACTTCAACCGGTTCAATAACGTTCAGATTAGGAACCTTGCTAACATCTTCTCCCTCAAAACTTTGAACAGGAGTGTCAAAGATTTCTTCTCTACCCGTAATTGTACTGAGTCGTTTGTTACCAGAGTATGAAATACCCTTATCATTCATTCCAGTGTAGAAGTTAATTCCACCTTCTCTTTTGGCGGATTGTGCCAAAAGTTCTTCATCAACAGAGATTGCTCTATCCTGCTTATCTGGGAATGCGGTTGAGTAGTTACCAGGACCAAATCCAACATATTCAAAGGTATGTCCAGATGCACGAATGATAGAGTGTCTTCTAAATTCAATTGGTTCGATTCTAACTCTCTTAATGACAGAATTTAAAGAGTGTGCAGTTGCTTTTGAACCAAGCACGCCACGGAAGACACGGATAGGATTTGAACCAGTGACCGTTGTCTTAACTCTCATCAATTCGCCGTCAATTGCAAAATAATCACCAATTAGAATATCAAGATCTCCGATGTTAGAGACAAAGACTTGATCCGTAGATGCGTTTGCAATAGCAGAGGAAATTGTTGTCGTAATTCCTGCATAAGTTGGAATCATTCTACCAGCAAGGTTTTCATTCTCAACAGTAACATTACCATCATGAGCAGTAAGTCCCTCGGGCAGAACAAAAATAGTTCCTGATGCCGTTGGTGCTAAAGTTCCGACTCCTAAGTTTGCTTCAAATTGACTTGTAGAATTGACCTTAGTAACAACAAATGAACCATTATATTGAGTTTGTGCTGCACCAGTAATTGATACTTTATTATCAACAGTAAACCCATGCGATCCAACCGTGGTAATTGTTGCGATGCCAGCAATAGTGTAGTCAAATGCACTGACGGACTTAGATTCTCCTGCCAAATAGAAGTATGCTCCGCTAGTGAGAGTCGATCCAACACCAAGAGTTTCAGTGGTTATCACGCTACTAGATAACGAACTTGCTGCAGCAACCGTAACCGTTTTAGTTGCAGTAATTCCAATACCAACATCAGTAATTCTATAAAGTTGGTTATATGGTTTGAAAGTATCAGACTTAACACCAACAATTTTAACTACATCACCAACGTTATCATAAATCTTAGTTACCTCAACAACTCCTTCGGTGTGAGTTCCTGATCCAGTGGTTGTAATTCCAGTAACAGAGAGAGTATTGCCAATACCGTAAGCAGAACCACCATCCATGACAGTGATACTATCGATAGCATTAGATGCAATAACAACTTTTGCAGTAGCATGTTGCCCTGTTTCAGAAGTACCAATGGAAACCAATCTTACGTTATAGTAAGTTCCATCACTATATCCAGCACCTACACTATTAACCTGAACTTTTGAAAGACGGTTAAGTCCATGATCATAATCAGTATGAATTGTATGTGCCGTTCCTGTAAGGGAGAAAATATCCGTAATACCAATGCCGGTTGCATTATCGATACGAATTAATTCGGCAGATTGTCGTGTTACACTATTCTTCCTATCATTGACATCAACTTTACCAATTAACTTAGAGGAAGCAAAACACTCAGATGCATCTGGATCAGATACAACATTATCTCTGCTGACTTTAGGGAAGAGTTCCTTTACAGGTTGAGAGAACTTCTCACCTGTAAATGGTGCGACCGTGGGTGAGACTGATGCATTTAGAACACTCAGATAGTAAACACCATCTTGTTCTCCAGAGACATATGTTTGTGCCTCAGATAATCTGTAAAGATAGTAAGTGTCAGTATATCTCTTGCGTCTGAAGAATGGTAGAGCAGTAGTTCTATTGGAAATATTGGTGTCAAAAGTACCGGGATTAGTACTTAATCCAATACTAAACTGCTTGGTACTAGAAATTCCAGTAACAACATATTGACCATTAAATCCAGAATTACCAACTCCTGTGGTATTGCCAGTGCTAATAATATTATTAATCTCTACACTGGCACCAATTTTGAGATTATGTGGAAGTTCAGTGACAATATTAGCGGTAGCTCCACTCCAGTCTGCACCAGCGATGAATCTGAAGTTTCTCTGTTGGTTGATATTGCTAATAGAACCAGAACCAAAGTAGGTTTGGATTTCTCCGTCCGTGGCACCAATAGAAGTGCTTGATTCTTGGATAATAAATCCTTCTGTTGGTGGTCTACCAACTTTACCACCAGCATTTGCAGGAATAACATATCTCATGCGATATGTCTTATCGACTGCAGATCTTACATCAGATCTTCTCTTAAAGAATGTTCTAGATGTTGCATTTCCAAGTGAAGTAGTTCCAAGACCAACAATAGTAGAATAAATCGAGTTCTCTGTGGCTGCTGTTGATACTTTAACGTACCACTGAGAATTTGTATTATCAAATTGAATTGGGTGTCCAAGATCTCCAGAATTTTTATCGGAAACTCTACTAACAACTTTTAACCCACCACCCTTTTCATTAATGGTGAGTGACGTGCCATTAATTGCATCATTAAGTGTTTTTGCAAGTTTGAGGTTAGTATTTTTAGTAATACCTGAACCAGTTGTGATAGCAAAATAAACTGTATTTGACTCAAGTCCATCAGGAATTTGACCCGTATCACCAATAACACGAACAGATTCTCCATTTATAAATCTATGTGCTTCGGTGAGAGTAATTACATTAGCGTTTCCTCCATCACTATAAGAACCAATACTATTAATTCCAACAAGACTTCTATTGACATTATAGGATTTTTCAGAACTCTTAATTGGAGTAGCACTATTGTCAGGCATGACAATACGAGCACTATATTCAGTAGTAACTCCTGATTGAGTTATCAGAACATTAAGTTCATCATTTGTCCTTGCACCAAATCTAAAACCTTCAATTACATTTTCTGGAGGTAAATCCGCATTAGTTTTACTAAGGAGGTATAGATTACCAGTTGAACCAACTCCAACTGCAGAATCAGTTTTTAATACGTCGATAGCATCAAATTCAATTGAGGATTCTGTAAGAGGGACTTCCTTTGGTGGAAGGATGTGCGTAAGATAACCAATATCATCCTGAGAGAATGAATCGGTTCTAAATCCAACAGAAGTCAGTGCGTTAGCACCAAAGTTAGAGTTGGAGTTGGTCAGTGAAATATCGCCACCATTTTCAGTTACAAAGTGTTCAGAGAATCCAATAGCGAAGATAGAAACTGCCTGAATAAAGGAGTTATTAGTTACCTTGACGTGGAAGTTTCTATATTCTGGTTTATATCTCGCTCTTGAGTCTGTACTGATTGTTTCATTGCCAGCAACAGTCTTATCATCATACTGCCCTGTTGGTGGAGTGTTTTCATTATACTTTACAAATGCATTATCATCTTTTTGTAGTCCAATACCAGTATACTGAGCAACAACCATGGATCTAAATCCAGTTGCTTTTGAACCGTCAGCAAGCATACCGCACATACCAAATACAGATCTCAGAGAGATATTAAAGATATATGGCGATGCAGAGGTAACAGTATCAGAAGATATTGATAATTTAGATCCGGTAACAGTTGGTAGAGCAACACTAGGGGCATTTTGTACTTGATATTTAATATTTGTGCTATTTACTTTTTCAGATACAGAAAACTGACCACTATATCCTGTAGCAGTTATACCTGTAATTCTAAACGGAGTATCTACATCAAGACCATTTGCTGCTGTAGTTGTAGTGACAGTGATTGTAGATGTTGGAGTAACACCATCTCCTGCCTTGATACTACTAATTCCTACTTCTTCTCCCGTAGAACCAACGATACGGAACTCATCAATTTTAGGTTGAATATCAAGTCCAGTTGATGGATAATCTGGTTCAATAGCACGACCAGAAGACTGACCATAAACTAAACCTACCTTTTCATAATACATGTCCAGATCAGTTCTGGAAGTAGAAAAGTTTTGGAAAGTGTCGTTAATATTAACACCATTTACACCATCAGCGTACTCAAATACAGTGAGTTTATGGTGTGAGAAATTGGGAACAAATGCAGTAGTATTATAATCTTTATAAACTGTCCCATTTGGAGATCCATCAAAAATACTGAACTGCCACAAGTAACATGCACCAGTTACGCGGAAAATAGCACTTCTTTCAATATTATCGTTTTCTGGGTCTGGAACGTATTTGGGTCTAATTTTGGTTTTACGAAGGTCTAAACCGACCAGAGATGTACCGCGAGGAAGAATTACGCCACCATGGACACTATTTAACTTAAACAGTTCATTATCATCCGTAGATAAATCAAAGTTAGAAGTTAAATCAAAAGGAGGAAGATCATTAGATGTTGAACCATTCCGCAATCTAAAATTATTTAACCCATCTGGTATAAATCCTGGTCTATTGTCTACCAAGTGTTCACCAGGATATAATAAAATCGTAGTTTTTCCAAACCTATCATTATTCAATCCCCTCTGATAAGAAAATCTTGCAGATTCAATCAGAGCACGCTGAATAGTTTTGAAAGGTCGAGTCAGCGAATTGCCTCTATTTTCAATGCTGTCAGTAGCATCCAGACTACTAGGATCAACATAAATTATAGTTCCACGCGAGGACTTCAGGAAATTATCTAATCTAGAAAGACCCATCTTATTAGTACTTATAGTTCCGGTATGGTTATTTATTAAACGAAAAAAGGGTAACCCTATATAGGGCTACCCTTTTGACACTTCCTTCACACGGACTATCATATTATAACATATTTTTCACGATTCTACAAAACTTTCAGTCATCATTTTCTAAGCATTCTGAAATCTCAATATCCAAATTAAGATTTTTTTCTTCCATTAAATACTCTACGGTGTTTGCAACGTCATTCATAGCATCTCTTAATTTTTCCTGAGTACCAGAATGTTGATCTAAAGTTTTTGGATTGGATAGAGTCCATCTCCATTGATCCATTGCATTGTTGTGCCAAAGATTAATTACCATAATTTTTAGTCTACTGGGAGGAGTTCTGGTTTATCAACTTCTATGTCATACATCATAGGATGACACTCTTCCGACATCAAGTACATCGATGATTTGTACATTTGTTCAGAAGACCATCTTTTATTTTCATTTGCAGTTTGTTCTACTTCGGGCAAATTTCTTGCAATTTCAGGAAGTTCATCAAACGTAAATGGGACATTTTGGATAAAGTACACCAGAATGACTTTACTTCCTTCTTTTGTATCGTACCAAGCGTATTCCGTGCTAAGTTGGTACTTCATCTACCTACAACGTACCACACTGGTATTTATGATAGGAGCGGGGGGACTTGAACCCCCACAACCAAAAGGTTAACAGATTTTAAGTCTGGTGCGTCTACCGATTCCGCCACGCTCCCGAATTAGTTTTTAGGTGGATATACAGGTTTAGGTTCTAAAGGTATTCCATTTGTTTCGATTTGATTAGGTAGTGCATAGGTTGTTGGATTCAAATTGCAGTATTCATTAAAAGTGATTTTCATCTCTTTATCAGTTAGTCCTGCGTTTCTTGCTGCCTTTGGAACATTCCACTTTGCCACAAATAACATTTCCATAGACTGTCTTGTTTCTGGTCTCATAATCGTAACACCTAATGATTTCTTGATAAAAGTCTGGACCGTATCTATGCATAAAAAAGTAATAGGGCGATTTTTTACAGGGATTTTTTTTCGCCCTTTTTTGGAATTAAAAGTCGATTTTCCCTCAGAGTGGAGAAGCATACGCAAGTGTGTCTTCATCAAGCACAGCACGACATAGTTCCAGCACACTCATGAACTGGTCCACGGTTTCACAATCAAGAACTTTTTCGTCACCTTGCTCAGAGTACAGGTAGAACTTACGCTTCACGGGGTCCGCAACGCAGCGTGTGAGGTAGTCGTCTTGCATGGGGGTGTCTTGCTTACCTAGGTATTATAGGACATTCAGGAGTCCTTGTCAAGGTTTACAGAGTCCATTTCATCTGTTGGACGCCTCCACTTGGTTTCACGACGGTCATAGTCCCATCCACCGATCAAATAATATTCATTGTTACCTGGATAGTCTTCAGGACTGTCTCCTTCATACACGACGTGGAGTTTTTCTTCGTGATCTAATGGATTAATGTAACGTGCTGCCCAAATTTCATAATAGCAGTGAATATTTGCTCCAGTTCCAGATTTAATTTTAACTGTCTTGCCCCATTCAATTCCTTCAACAATAAGATCTTGTGAATATCCAATCTGAGTTAGAGTAACAGTGATGGTTTCTGGATCAACAATTCCATCCCAGTATTCAGGAAGTTCAATCTTATTAGAATCCTTCAAAGTTCCACGGACATAAATTCCTGCCTCTGGTCCCTCTGCAATGACATGACGAATTCTTTTCTTCTCATCTTTAAAATGTGGAATATCAAATGCACCACCGATAGTCTTTGCTGATGTAGCACTACCATTAAAAACTGGTGCAGTAACACTGGTTGAGAAATTAGCAATATTGCCAGTGAGTGTTAGGTTTATTTGAAAATTGTCAATCTGTGCATTCCTATGATACCACGGAACACATGCGTCTTTTGGATAATCATCTTCACCTTTATTTCCATACCAAATAAATTCTGGGTTTGTTACTGGTCTACCCCAACCACCTGCTTTTTGGCTGCAATCCTTTGATTTTGGTGAGGGTACAAATTCCTTTGCTGGTTCTGACATGATTAAATCTCCTTAAACTTTTCCTGATTGTAAGTATTCACTATTGTCTCCTGGATAATCCTCAGGTGACGTACCTTCATATTCTGCGATGTTTCTTTCACAGTCCTGTCTCTCACCATAGATGTGATAGAAACAGTTGATTGGCATACCTCCATGTGCTTGAAGATATACTTTCGCCTCATCAATTCTCTTTACGATAACATTCTGATGAGCACCAATCGGAGTTAGATTGACCGTAATTGTGGTCCAATCAACTAATCCTTTCCAATATTCTGGAAAGAAAATTTCGGTTTTGTTTGTTACTCTACCTCTAATATATACGTCTGCTGTTGGTGCTTCAGGTGCAACATGTCTCAGTCGCCAATCTTTTTTAGTTGGGTGAGGAATATCAAAGTCTTTTTTTGCTGCTAGAATATTTCCAGCATAATCAAAGACAGATATTCCAGAAACAGTTCCGCCTGCCTGAATTCTAAAATTAACATCAAGGTTACCCAATACACCTGCATTAGGAGACACCATCAATGAATATGGATTGCTCAATCCAAGTGGTAATGCTCCCGGTGCAAATGCTGGAATCGAATCACTGTTGGTCAACGGACCAATATTTGTTCCTGCAAATGGGAATGGAAAATGTAATGGTGATCCAACAACAACTGGACCTTCGATACCTGCCGATCCATTTACTCTAGTAACACCTTCACCAATGGCAGGGAAAATGCCCGTACCACATTTTAATTGTCCGCCTACATTGGCATCGTCTAAATTAAATGACATGTTTATACTTGATTTTGTTGTTGTTGATATCTTTGACCACCGACTTTAGTGTCTTTAACGGCACATGCATCACTGACTCCACGAATAACAGAACCATAGATTTTGAGGCAACTATTTCCAACAACTTCGGTGATACCTGCTGAAGCAATTTTAGTGTTAACCTTTGATGAAAGAAGAACTTTCTTTGCATCTACAGAAAAATTTTCAGTTGCACTAACTCTAATGTTACCTTTATCAACTGAACCTCCTACAGCAATAAGTTCAATATCGGTTGCCTGCAATCGTATTTTACCATTTGTGGCGATAATGTCAATGTTACCGTTCTTGGCATTGATCATGCAAGCATCATCGCTTTCCTCTCTATTACTTCCACACTCAACCTGAAAGTTTCCAGGACTCATGATTGTGGTCCAACCTGTCCTCTGCCCATCTTTATCCATGGACATAAAATGTTCACCATCAGAAGCAGCAAGCATAATATCAGATGTTACATCTGCTTTCTTATGAATTTTACCAAAAGCAATTGACCCGTGGTCATTGCCATATTTAATGGCAGTAAAGTTCTGCTTTAAGTTATTGCCACCCCCAGATTTCTTAGGCAACCTATCATTACTAGTGGTGGGATTAGTTGGCATTTTTATATTATAATTTACTTACTATCTAGATGAGATTTTGAGGAGTTCCTGGAATATTAAGGTTAGGATTGTTGCTATTGGCACTTGTACCCTGTCTAAGGATTGCAGAAGGTCTAGTGGTAACTCTATTAGCAATACTCTCTTGAAGAGTTGTATAAACAGGAACCAATTCGCCAGTGGTTTCATAAATTCCAGCGAATAATCTACCATCTCTAGAGAATACACTACCATAGTAAGGTTTGCCATTGACATAACCATTTTGTGTAAGACCAACCAAATCTGTAACTTGGATTATGTCTTCAGGTGCAAATACTTCCTCTGGAACAACAGTTGTTTGCATAATAGGAGTTCCTCTAAATCCAACTCCAGTCAAAGATGGTACATCAATTACAGGAGTATCTGTAACTCTAATTGCTACACCATCACCAGGGGTAGTAACACCACTACCACCCGTAGGAACATTGATTTTTGTAATTCTACCAAAATTATCAACATCAATAGTAACAGGGATGTCGTTAATGAGTGCTATGTCATCTGGATCATAGTTAATACCCGGAAGAGTTGGTTCAACATCTTTAAGCGTAACTATTGTGGGAGTTCCTCCTGGTGGTATAAAAATGTGCCCATTTCCAGGTTCGTATACGGTGATATCAGTGACTACCCCTTTTCCTACAACAACTTTGGGGCAAGGTGGTGGGATCAACATTGCAGATATTCCAACAGGATTGGTTGTCCATGGGAATGATTTCTCAGAGATAACAACATCCTTCATAATTTTAAGAGCAAATCCAGTTGGATTATTACCTGCCAACACATTTCTATTCAACCGTATATTATTACAAACAACCTTTATCTCATATTTCCCTGCAGAAAGTTCGGCATATGTGGGACTAGCTTCTCCTCTAAAATCAGATTTAGACTCTGCAATTTTATTACCGTTAATGTAAAGAATTGCTCCGTCATCAGATTGGAATAGGAATTTGTATTGTCCAGACTCAAAGAAATTAACATCTTTCCAAATATATGTGTTATCTCCAAGATGATTTCCACTATCTAAATTAATTGGAGGGATAAAAGGTGACACAGCATTTCGCTGCATGAACTTACTCCAAAGTCTAACTGCCGCTCCAGACTTAATAACAAACAATCTAGGTCCAGAGTAAGTAACAGATCCTTGTGCTTTTACTTGTGTAGGATTACTATCTCCTTCAACTTTAAACGTAAGATCCCAAGTGTTCCTCTTTTGAGTTCCTTTACCAGAAGTTCCTTGAACACCCTTTCTCTTATTTGATGGAGTAAACTCACCAACACTAGCGCGAATCTGAATGTCATCATTGTCATTTACGGACCCAATAATATCAGCAAAGATTACGTCAGATGCATTTGGGGATTCTTTAGCACCCTTATCTTTACTCTTACCAAATGATCCTCTTTTTAATGTTCCTTGCTCTGGAACTAAGTCAGTAGAACCCTTAGAACCCTTAGTGGTTGAAAGTGTTTGATCTTGTTCACCTTTTTGACCACTTTGTCTCCAAGTTTTACCACCTATTTTAATACTTTTGACAGCAACACCAGCAGTTCTGGGATTATCATCCCATTTAAGCCTGATGGTGACATCACCGTTTCCATTTGTTAATAATTTTTTACCATCATCAGAGAACTTAGCACTTACTCCAGGAGAAGTTGATATGATAGTAAACTTAGCATTAGCATCACTACCATCACCATCTCTTAATTTTAAGGTGTCATTTTGATTTGTACTATTTTTACCCGAAACCTCAATACTATTCACGGGTCCTTGGTTTGCTGAATTCAATCCATCAAATTCTAATGGATATTCTTGTTTACCTGAGTTAAGTTTACCAGTAGCAACCGCCTGAACTTTATAGTTCATACCTGGAAGAACTTTTACTTGTCTTGAGTAATTGTAGTTACCTTTAGTCTCTTTTGGTTTAAATGTAAAACTATCCTTTCCATCCTCAGAAGTAAATACGAAATTGATTTGCTTATTACTTTTTGATCCTTGCCCATAGACATCAAAATCAACGGGAACTCTTCCCTGAGGAACTTTATTATTTCTCCAATCCTGGGTACTAAAGATTTTTTTCTCTACTTTCTTTTGCTTAAGAGTCTTTTGATTCTCAACTTCAACAGTAATGGTATGCTTACCTTCATCTAAGTAGAACTTATGCATTGGCGGAGATGTCTCTCTAAATCCTGCCAACCTTCCTTGTGGTACATCCGCAGGAGCAGAGAATGTCGCAGTAGGGAAATAACCTCCGCGCATTCTTTCTGCACCATCAACTAAAATTCTTCCTCCATTATCAACAGTTCCTTTGAGTGCGTAGAAACCTGCATGAGGAATGTCAATATTCCAAGTGTTTTTATAAACAATTCCACCACCATCACTATTGATTGTTCCCAAAGGAGGAATTGGTGAGATGGCAAATCTATTCATGAATTTAGACCACGACCTTGATCCATCGCTAAATTTATGAGTAACAGGCCACCACTTTTCGTTACCTCCAGAGAATCTAGTAGTCCATGTTGGATTATCTGGACATCTACCTTCGCTAATTGGTTTGGGTGAAATAGGAATGGGTGGAAGAGGTGCATCAATAGTGAATGCTGCTCCCATTGGATTTTGATTCCAGGTTCTAGGTGAAATCCTAGTAGTTTCAATGACATCTGCCCTAATCCTAATGGCAAGTGCCATTGGATTGAGTCCCTTATTAGGTGCTCCCTGCTTATTTTTTATTTTGACAATAGAAAGATCTGCATTCTCATCAAATCCATTACCAATATTATCATCATATTCAATTGTCCTTCCATTATTTTTTATAATAGATCCTGTTCCTCTAGATGATCCAATAGTTTCTATAGGATACTCTCTTCCTGCCTCAAATATATCAGACCCAGTAATTATTTCTTTTTCTTTATACCTATTTCCAGATCTCCTTCTAGACAGAAGAACATAATCATTTGGTGGACGACCAATTTTAACTTTAGATGCAAAGACTCCGGACACTCTTGGATTATCATCTACTCTTAACTTAAAACTAATCTCTGCAGTTCCAGATCCATCCACTTTAAGATAATTTTTACCACCACGATTTACAAATCTTGCAGAGATATTAGATCCATCCTTTTGTCCATAAGACTTTCTGCCACTAAAACCAAAATCACCACCAGGTTTTTGATAAAGTTCTGCTCTGATTCTATACTGACCTTTCTTAAAGAATCTAGTGTAAGTGCTCTTTCCAGTTGCCCTGTTACTACTACCAACAAACCCATCCTTTTCAATAATAACTTCATCTCCCCCATCATCAACATTTTTCAGTCCATTACCAATTCCCATAGCACCAACACCAGAGCGATTGCCAATGAATAGTTTCACTTTATCATCAACTTCTATTTCAATCTGATAATTACCATCAGCAGGGAAAGTGATGTGTTCCCAGCGAATTACATGAGTTCCATCATAATCTTCATTCTTTTTGGTGACTGTGTTGAAGGGGCAGATTCCATATGCATTTAAAAACGAAGCATTACCGTAGAGATTTGTTCTCCAAAGTTTTCTATCTGCCTTGCCAATATAATCCGTAGTATTAAAGATTTCAGTTACATTTGTTCCAGAATCTTTAGGTTTTAATGATGATTTTGCGTTTACTGTAAAAGTAAGATCCCAAGTGCTTCTAGTTTGCTCACCCTTAGGTCCAGTTCCGGTAATCTTTCTTCTATTAGTTGGGACAAAAGTTCCTTCACCACATCTCACTTGCATATCATCATTGTCATTTACAGACCCAACGATATCGGCAAAAATTACATTAGATCTAGTACCATTTTCTTTTTGTTTACCTTTTTTAAACGAATTTGATTTCAAAGTTCCTTGTTCTGGAACTAAGTTTACAGTTTGATCTCTACTTGTGGGTGCTTCTACTGCTTCAAATGTTACATCTTTAGTAACATCTCCATCCTCACCCCTTCTCCTAAAAGTAACTCCACCAATTTCAACAGAATCTAATGCAACTCCGGCAGTTCTTGGATTATCATCCCACTCTAACTTGATTGTAACTTTACAATTACCTGTTGTAATTATTTGTGTGCCACTTCTACTAAATTTTGCTGTCCCGTTTCGCACATTCGTGATGCGAATAGAAGCATTTGTATCATTACCATCACCATCTTTTAATTTAATTTTCTTACCACTATCCGTAACATCAATACTATTCACGGGTCCTTGGTTTGCTGCATTTAAATTTGTATAGTTGACAGGAGTTCTTCTTTCCTTACTACTGACGCCTGAAACATTGCTTCCAACGGTAACAGTTTTGGTTTGACTACCTTTCTCATTAATTTGCTGAAAAACTTGTCCTCCTACTGTCAGTTTTCCTACTGCAAGTCCAGAAGTACTGGGGTTATCATCCCAACTAAACTTTAAGGTAACATCACCCGAACCTTTAACCAAAAGTTCTGTTCCATCGCTAGAGAATTTGGCATTAACTCCAGGAGAAGATGACATAATTCTAAGTTGGGCGTTCTCATCAAAGCCATTGGTAGCATCATCATCATATCTAATTCTTTTTCCACTATCATTAACTTCCAACCCAGAAGTGGAAGAATTGCCCGTGATTACTATAGGGAATTTTGTTTCGCTACTTGGCGATGGGGTATTCCCTTTAATTTTATGCGTTGCAGTAGCAACTGCTTGTACTTTGTATTGAGTGTTTGGAAAAACTCTTACTGTTTTCTTATAATCGTACTTACTACCTTTAAGTTCTTCTGGTTTAAATGTAAACGAATGCTTGCCATCCTCAGAAGTAAATACCATATTAATAGCAGTATTTTTCTTCGATCCTTGACCATAGACATCAAAGTTTACAGGAACTTTTTTCTTCTCATCTTGTGTATTGTTTGTTACAGTAGTAGACACATTTGCTTTCTGAGGTACATTATACAGGTCTACCTTAATTTTATGAACTCCTGCCTCAACAGTTTTTTTAATTACATTAGAAGGTAATGGATCTCCTCTAAAATGTTTTGCTTCCATGATGAGTTCATTATCAAGATACATCTTACCAATGTTATCTGCCATTCCTCTGAAGACATATTCTCCCGCATAAGGGAAATCTTCTTCCCAATCAAAGGTACACCATCTACCCGCAAAATCGCTACCAGGAACATCTGATGCAGGAACAGGAGAAATAGCATAGTTGTTCATGAATGATGGTTTTATTTTCTTATCAGTACCAGCACCAGGTCCCTTAACATCAAATCTATATTCAAGGTCAGTTGTAGAATGTCCTTCAAATTTTCTTTCACCAGTCGCAATAAATCTACCTTGAGTTGCTCTGATTTGTAAATCATCATTATCATTTGATGACGCAGTAAAGTCTGCAAATATAGTAGACCCTTTCTTATTATTACCTTTAATTTCTTTTGCATCTCTTCCAAATTTTCCAGCAAGACCTTGCTCAACTCCTTTCCCTTTAAAAGATCCTGAGGCAGTAATCAAATAAGTAGTGTTTACCTTTATCCTTTTCGTGACTTTAGTCTTGGTATTATCTTTATAACTTTCTGCCTTGAATTGAAATTTATGGGATCCATCTTCCGAGACAAACCTAAACGTCATCCCTCTATCAGCTTGATTTCCACCTTGAGTGTAAACCGAAAATTCTACATCTTGATACTGGGTGTTGGGTCCTGATTTAATTTTTGAATCTCCATCCCACGCATGATGTTGTACGTCATGCTTTACTCTATCTTTCTTATTTCCAAATGCAACATTTAAAGGAGTCTCTTTTCTAGTAGACCACCAAGGATTTCTTAATTCTTTTAAATATTTTTGGTATCTTGCAATCTCAATACCGATGGGATCCTTTGCAAAGGTAGCGTATAAAGATGGATCCCAATCTCCCAAGTCTTCTCCATTAGGACCTACTCTATTTCCATATCCAGTGAGTCCTGGGATCCCATTTGCAGGATCAAAATCATATATTTCAAAATCATCCTCACTATCATAAGTGATTAGTGTAGGAGATGTCGTTACACCAATCACTGATGTGGCAACAACTCCACTTCCTCTTCTATTTGGATCAATTACACTAACTTTTGGTGGACATCTATATCCAAATCCACCAGCAGTTACTACAATATCTAAAATACCACCATCATTGCCAATAATAGGGACTGCAGCTGCACCAACACCACCACACCCAGAAATAACTACAATTGGACCTCCAGTACCAACCGTTCCAATACCAGTGGGAGCAGGTCCAAGTCCAGTTGGTATATCATCTACATTTCCACCACCATCGTCACCATTTCCACCACCATCGTCACCATTTCCACCACCATCGTCACCATTTCCACCACCATCGTCACCATTTCCACCGCCAGTTGCATCTCGATCAGGTAGTTGTGCATATGGTCCACGAGGAAGAAAATTATGTGGATTTGAAGTATTACCAGGACTTCCAGTTCCTATTGCAACAGCATCTCCAATAGTTTGTGGATTTAAACCAACTACTCCTTGACAAGTTCCATCCGCAGCAGTATTGCTTGGAATAATATCATCTGGTTTTAAATTATTAACATCATTTATATTAAAATATTTTACTCCATCTCTTGTTTGTACGATAAACGTGGTGCCAGGATTTTTAAACGCATAATTATTAGCATCAAGGATGCTAACATTTTGTATATAACCTCTATCAGTTGAAATATACCCAACTGTAATATCTCTTTTTTGCGTTGGTCCGAAGATATTAAACGACATTCGGTGCTATAAATTACTGATCATCATAGTGGTATTTATCATGAAATATCAAGAGAATCTATGGCTGCTTGTCTCTCCGTTTGCTCTGCTTGAGTCAAGGGTCTATTTGTAATTTCTGATGTTTCTGGATTCACAGTAGAAACTGGTTTAGGATGAGTTACTGGTGGCGTGTCTCTAGTGGGTTCAACATACGGAGTGGGTTGAACTCTAGGTCCTTCCACCGCATTATCAACTCCCTTTGCAACAGATGCTTCACTTGGCAATTGTCCTGGAGGTGTTCCATCACCACCAGAACAGAATGTGTATATATCTGATGTAGCAACACTAGGAGATAAATCGCACCCAAAAACATTCAGACTAAGATTAGTAAAATTCATCGCAGCTGCCATACCACCACTAATATCTGGAATCAAATTTTTTATGTCAGCAAGGGCACCTGATACTCCTGCCAACATGTTAGAGATATCTTCCATGTATGCATTCATATTGTCAAGAAGATTATTATTAGCATCATCAATATCAGATTTTTTACCGGCAAAAACAGAACTTACAATGTCTTCGGAATAACAAATAGGAACTTGAGGATTTGTTTTATCATTAATATTTTTTCCATTTTCATCCACACCATTTGATGCTCTGTCATTAGCATTCTTTTCAAGTTGGTCTGGATTCAAAGCATCATTTAAGACTCCTGCTATGAGATCACACATTCCATCCATCATTTTATTATATAAACACATGCATAACTCTGTAAGAACCTCTTTCATATCAGAAAATTGATATCTCATAGAAGATGGAAGTGCAGCAACAACAGCATTCATTCCTTTATTAAGTATTTTCATCGCATATTCCATTACCTTATCCATAAGGATTTTAATATACTTTGCTATTTCACAAGCAGCATCTCTGATTAATTTCTGTAAATTATTGATGGTGCTAGAGACAGCATCAACATAACTTTGAATTGCCTGAAGATACTTATCGATTTTACTAGTAAGATTTTCTATTACAGTTTGGATACCTTTCAATGCTGACTGAACTAGATTATTTTGCTCATCTGGTTTCAACATGACAATCTTTTCATCACACTTAGCAGATCTTTTTACATCTCCAGCAGTGATTTGATGAACGGATTCATTTTCAAGAGCCGCACCTGGTGCTGGTTTCGCACCTGGTCCTGCTTCTTGAGCCAGTGCTGCCTGAACGGCCGCATCCTCTCTAGCAAGAGTAGCATCTAAAGACTTATCTAAATCTGGATTATTAGCAAGAGTAGGTGTTGAATTTGCACTACCGGATGGATGCTTTGCTCCACCTCTTTTTGTAGTGCTTCCAAGTGCTCTACCACCCTGCCCTCTTCTTGCAGGTTGCTTAATTACTTTATCTTGGTCAGGAGTAATCTCCTTTGCATTACCTTTACTCTTAGTGCCTACGGAGTATCCACTTTTCGCAATACTTCCTGCCTGAGCATTGGTTACAGAACTATCACCAATAATCTGAGATAATTCTGTCTGAGAGTTGTTACCCAATACTCCCATGATAACGGGAACTTGTTGGTCCTGTCCATCCAAGAAGAAACCGAACACCATGTTCCCCTGACGGAGTTGTGATGATGCTCCACTATTTGTCTGGAATCCACCTCCCGTGACAGGATACATAATGTTTGCCCAAGGCAACTGGTCTGAGGGAATCTCAGTTTCACCTTGGTCATGAAGACCAATAATTCTTACTTTATATCTCTTACCCCAACCAGGAATACTATATTTGTCCTCATAATTACCCGAGTTAATATTCTCCCTCCAAGTGGAGTCGTCAGCAATCTGACCAACCCACCATAAGAAAGATGACCCAAGAAATCCGGGATTAAATAGTGTTCCTCCTTCCATCAGTCCTCGTATACCCTACATTCATCTGCTTCAGGTTCCATCTCACAGAATAGTTCTAGTGGTGTAGGATCATGATGGTCACCAGCAGCAATTTCTTTCTTATGATTCTCAACATATACATTGAGTTCGGTTAGTTCACCTTCAATGTGACGACGTTGTTGGGGTGAAGTAGTTGGATCCTCAAGAATCTGTTTGTCTACTTCAATATGCTTTTCTACACTTTCCATTTTTTTTTTAATTACGTGATTTTGGTTTTCTTCCGAAAGAATCTCTAGCTAAGTTGCATTGAGTATATGTTCCTTCAGATGTAATTTGATGACAGATATCCGTTATAATATATAGCCCACCATCTTTGCGATCTACATCAGAAGTCTTTTCTTTTTTAAGTCCTGGTGAATCTATGTAAATCGCATCGCCAGCGTGCAAAGAAAAATTGCCTGCAATCGTTATACTTGCTCTCGCAGAGTACATTTGATTATACCTCATGACAGATTGGTTTGCAATTTGACCATACTCAAAGTTCTCTTCTCCTGACTTTGAGAGTTGTTGATCTGGATCTCCAGAAGGAGCAGTTCCTTTATCGAGCAAGAAGTAAGTTGTTCTTGAGAACTCTTCGTTCGTTCCTTCCTGGTCAAACTCTTTATTTCTAAATTTCTTTCCGAGATATAAATCTTTACCACCTTTCTTCAAAGAGTCCTCAACACCCTTCTCTGATACGTTTGGTGCTTTTACTTCATAGTAACATGTAAAGGGATCAAACAAAACTGTTCTGGTTGAGAAAGCACCCATCTGCAATTTACTCTGTACGTTTGTATCATTATCTTTCTTAAAGTCAAGTATCTTTTGATTATATCCTTCAGGAATATTACCATTAACGTCGGGTGTTTCATTATAAATTAACTTTAGTTTTGGTTCTTGACTCAATAACCCATCAATAGATTTAAAAAAGAAACCTTCAGACGTTTCATAGAAAAAATATCCAGCACTCTTACCAAGAGTTTGATTCTCCTCGGATACTGATTTATTACATAACCATGTCAGTGTATAAAAAGGTTTTTTATTATTACCAAAAAAATTATATAAGTTTGAAGTTTTTTCAATGTTAACGGTCTTTTGTGTACCAAGATACTTTGAGTCTGTCAACAACTTATTAATATGATCAGAAACCTTGCCGTCAAATCTTTGATTAACTCTTTTCTTTTCATTCATAATAAACTCTTTAGATACTAAATCTAAAGTTATCATCGAGTCTTGTGTTCTATCTATATTATTATTAATTTTATTAACATATAAAACTGGTTCTAAAGTATTTTCATTATTATCAGAAAATTTTAGTCTGACCTGCTCTTGACCGACTAAAGGTAATGCCTCGGTTACAGTTTTGTCATCAAGACTATCTCCACTATCAATAAAACTAACTCTGACTCTAATAGTATCACTCATGATACTTTCTGTATAAGTCATTCCAGCAAAACCATTAACAAGACTAGCAATTTTACTTTGGTCTATGTTTGACTGGATGTCTATCTGTTCTACATGAGTAGGTTCAGAGTCCTTAGCAAATACTTCTTGTGACATTTATAGTTACCTCTTACTACTATTTAACCTTGATATTCCAAGAACTCAAATGGGTTTGAACTGCCCATTGGAATTGGTAACAATGTTATTGAAGAGGAACCACCAGATGGTATCACCTGTGGCACATCTTCAGACTCCTCAGGGACTATGACTGTCTGCTCTGCTCTTGCATCATAAGGAGCATAGTCTCTGATTGCTTTGATAATTCCCTCTCTACTTGATGCTTGGTTGATGGCAAGCAGAAGATTTTTTGCTGGACCAGTACTATCAACATCAATGACCATCTCACCGGTCTTCAATAATGCATTGACTAATCCAGAACCACCAACCATGCCACCTTTGTGAAACTCAACGTGGAAGTGATCATTATGTCCACCATCAGCACCACTACTAGGTCCTACTGGAGAAAAACTTTCACTTCTTCCATGAAGAACTTGAGGAATAAATGGGTCTTTATTTAATCCATACTTCTTAAGATATCTAGAAATGTATGGCCATAATTTTCTCTGGTCATCTCTATAGGAACTAGAAGTGGCACTATTACCACCAAGGTCGAGAGCAACACCTCTCCCATGTCCTGACCCTCTATGAGATGCAACGACTCCACCATGATCGGGGTGCTCCATATCGCCACCAGGAGGGTCACCAAAATCACCTCTACCTGGTCTTCCTGCTCCACTCTTCTTGAGGAAATATCCAAGACCAGATGCATAGATTTGTTGAGCACTACCTCTTGATCTAATCTGAGGATAATCTTTCAGTAATCTGTTAGATGCTTCAGTTCCTTCTCCTTGTTCAGTTCCAGATAAGTCGGGAGCAGTTACATTTTGTGGTGCAATGAATGATCTTTCACCCTCAGTTGCAGTTCCCTGACCAGCAGACAACTTCTCATATACAGGGTTAGACATATTATATCTTTCCATAATCTTTGCTTCTGTCCTATATCCAGCAGGGATTTCATACTGCTGCATGAATATAGTAGATGCTTCCTTCACATTCTTTGCTTGTCTTATTTGCCGAAGAACATAACCATAGTCACCTTGAAATTCTTTTAAGAAGAACTGATACTCAATATCCATGGTCAAGGGTTTACTCATATCATGTCCCTTACTCTTAGCAAAGTCATACAATGCTTTCTGTCTACCTTTTGATGTCCACTGGACAATACCATATCCAGTTACACCGTCAACAACCAGCGGACCTTTTGTTCCACCTGGAGTATTCTGTGGACGAGCATTCTCAACACCAGACTCAGCAATCATATTACCAACAATACCAGCAGCCTGTGCTTCAGTCAAATTGAGATCTCTCATCAAGTTTCTTGCCATGGTGAGAGCATCTCCACTTGATCCAGCAGGACCAGACATATAACCATCCAACGCACCAGTAGCAGAATCTCTAGAACCTGGTGTAGAACCGGGTCCAGAAGTAGAACCATATGAAGAGTTAGGTAAATATTTTTTCTTTAAATCATCTCTCAAGGTATCCTCAAATGTTTTAGATACCCAATCAGTTACATCCAACTGCGGGAGATTCTCAGCAAGTCCACCTTGATTATATCCCAGTACACCAACTTTATTTTTTACTATACCATCATCTACCAGTAAATTAATACCGCGACCAATATTTGAATAATCTTTTGATGTAATATCTTGATCCAAAATTAACTTGGATGCCACTCTCAAGATAGGACCAAAGTAATCGTTCTTCCCTAACTCATTACCAACTTTAGTTGTTTTTTCTGCAAGAATTTTTCCACCTTGTCCAAGTGGTTTCTCAGCATTTCCAGTACCAGCCCATCCAAGGAAATCCCACCATTCTCTATTATTTTTTCCTACATCATCTAGATCTAGTTTTTTCTCATCTACCGTGGGCAACGGTGCCATTACTTCTCTAGTTGGTCTAGCAAGTCTAAGTTTTTTTCTTTTCTTCTTTTTAGTTTTAATACCACGCTGTACTTTACCCTTTCCAGATCCTTTAACCTTACCACCTTCTTGCATCTTGGCCACCATTTCTTTGGTGGCTTCATTGTCACCAAAAATATTTCCAAAAGATCCTTTATCTTTAAATCCAAATCCTAGAGTTGCTACGTTCAGTAACTCGCGAATACCTTCACGAATTCTGGCATCAAACTTGGCAAGACTTTTTCTCTGCCGCTTCATTCCCTCCTTATCACCAAATATAGCCATAATGCCGAAGTTGATCAACTCAATCGCATATCTAAATGGTGCTCCAACAATATCAAGAAGAAGACCAAGACCATTAAGAGAATGATTTACAAATCTTGCTCCCTGATATAATAACCAATCAAGTGGTTTTCTTGGATCAAGAAGTGACTTCTCTTCAAAGTTTTTCTTTGCACCACCTTCAAGACCTTTACCAATTTTTCTAAGTTGGAAAGCACCTTCACCTAGTGCAGATGAAAGCAATCCAACACCAGCAACAACCGCAGCAGCAGTAGCGGCAGCACCACCAGCAACACCAGCAGTTCCCTTAGCGCCAGCAGCGGCAGTTCCCTTAGCAGCAGTGGCACCCTTAGCAGCAGTAGCACCTTTAGCGGCACCCTTTCCTTTCATAAAATCTAAGAGTCCAGGTCCATCATCTCCGCCACCCATCAATGCCTCTGCTGCCATGGCAGCTGCAATGGTGGTTGTTAAAAATATTGTAGTGTCTATTAAACCAAGAACTTTGTCAGTATTTTCTCCAAAGAGAGGACCTATACCTTTTTCTATGGCACCAAACGTAAAATTATATGCTTTGATACCCCAGTCAGCAAACGTGGTTAGAGCATTGACCATTAAGATGCCAAAGTCTGCCAAGAAAGTTGTTATACCATCAATCGCTCTGACTATACCAGGCAAGAGTCCTGCAAAGTCAACCATTTTAGATAGGAATAATCCCATCAAAATGTTTCCTATAAATCTTTTTAACCAACCAAACACACCAAGTTTAGGTAGCTGTTTAAGAGATGGTTTTTTCTTTTCTGGTTTCTTATCTTTTGTTTCTAATCTTTGTTCTTTATTTTTTCTATCATCATCTTTCTCTGCTTGCTTCTCTGCCTTTAGATTATCCTTCTCTGCTTTGTAGACACCAGTAACAATCTTCTCAATGGTCAGAACCTTCTCATGAATGATGGCAAGGTAATCTCCCTTGGCAACAGGTCCAGTGGAAACCTTTTGAATAGGTGCCATTGCCTTTGTTATTGCGGTAGTAGGAGACTTAACTAACGCACTACCTGTTTTTTGCTCTTGCTGTTGACCTAAAATATCTTGTTTAGGTGCAATCGCAGATGGTTTGACCTTCTTTTTGCGACCCATAATCTTAGATGCAACAGCACGTCCGCTGCCTTTAGCCAATCCTTTTGCTGCTGTCCCAAGTAACATTGGTAATGCCATCTTACACTATCCCCAAAATCTTACGCTTGGAAGCACTTCCATTGCCAGCATTGATATCAGGAGTTCTAGATCCTCCGCGTGGTGCTGGAAGACTATCATTAGATTTTGTTTTTGGGATTCTAATAACTGATACTTTAGCTTGCATTGGTGCTTCGGGAGAACTGATTTTTGGTTTGTTTCGTCCCATCACCATTCCACCTTTATGGAATTTTGTCTGAGCATCTACAGCAGCTTGATAATTAGGATAAGTCTTTCCATCTGCACTAGAATAATATTTACCTTTTGATGCTGCATATTTTTGTGCGTTTAATGCCTCTGCTTGACTCATGGAGGGAGTAGCAGGTTTTGCAGAAGAAGCAGGTTTTGCAGGAGCAACAGGTGTAGCAGATGTTGATTTCTGAGCATCTACAGCAGCTTGATAACTCTCATAAGTCCTCCCATCTGTGCTAGAAAAATATTTTCCTTTAGATTCTGCATACTTCTGAGCATTCAAAACCTGTTGCTTAGACATGCCTTGAAGTGTTGAGAGTTGTTTATCAACTTTTTCTCTTGCTTTCTCTTCTTTTTTACCAGAAGGATTCATCAAACTTCTACCACCCTGCTGATCAAAATCAAATAAATTGCCGGTAAAATGATCAGCAATACCACCAATCGTATACTTCATAATATTACCAAGATCTCTTTTTGGATTTGGTTTTTCACCAAGAATCATATCAACATTCATCGATCTTGCGAGAGGATTAAGTTGATGTAATGCTTGAAGTTTCTGTCGAAGAGTAATGTCTTCACCTGCTTTTGCTCCTTTAGAGACACCAGAAGAATCTCCTCGCAAAACTGCCATAGGATCTGGCATCTCAACGAAGTCATATTTTTCATTTACAACTCTATACCCACCCTTTTCGGTAGACGTTGCCCAGAACTTACCAAGAATACTCTTAGCATTTTCAGCTGCTGGAGTTATATTTTTCTCATCATTTCCATCATAGTAGTCTTGATAGAGAACTCGTACTTCGCCTCGCTTCAGACGATCACGAACACTCTGCCTTTCTGCAAGTATTTGCTTATTAAATCCTCCATCTTTTGCTTCTTGTAGTTGTTTCTCTGCAAATGCAAGTTCACTACTAGTTCTCTGTTTAGCCCTTGCGATTGCATTATTTAATTCTACCCTAGATGCTTCAGAAAGTTGACTCTCTGTGATGGGTCCACCTAGTCCACCCAGCATTGACCTAAGATAAAGAAGACCAGAGTCTCTGAATGTAGGACTCTTTAACATTCTCTCTGGAATACCAGCTGCTTTTTGATCTTTTGAAGTCTCCTGTTCTGAAGATGATGGTGGTTTATTAGAGGATGAACGTATTATTGGATCCTTTGGTTGCACTCTTGGTTTAGGTGACGAACTACTTGGTTTACTATCTTGCTCTCCTCCACCAGGTAATCTAACTCTACCGCCACTCGATTGCCCAAGTATTCTATCAAGGGCACCTAAAGGATCACTCGTTATAGAACCTGTGGCGTATCCTCTATTATCTCCATATCCCCCACCAGGACTGCCTGCTCCAGTTCCTCTACCAATATATCCACCACCTGCAGCATAAACTTTATCCTTCACCATTTTTGGTAGATTAGTTCCTCCACCAGCAGCATTCATTCCTTCGAGTGCTTTAACACCATACTTTTGTACGGCACCACGGGACATAACAAACTCACCAGCAGTAAGCATTGCTGGTACTTTATCAGTTCCACCAGGACCATCTACCTCACCGTCAGTTCCAGTTCCAGATGAAACTTCAAGTTCTACTTTTGCAGGAGAAGATAGTTTTACAGTATCATCTTTTTTATTACCAAAATTATCAAACAAAGAACCGATACCAGCACCGGCAGCCATTCCAAGTGGACCAAATAAAGATCCAAATGCCATGCCCTTCTGAGCACCAGACATTCCCTGGTTTCTCTCTGCATTTTTAGGAAGTGGTTCTACTTTTGGTGGTTTTGCTAATCCACCACCAGAGAATCCTTGTGTTTGGGTTTCTCCACCTCCACCTGCTAATGCACTAGTAGCAGCGTAAGTACCTCCAACTGTCAATGCAGTTGTGAGTCCAGCAGCTAAAAGTTTTCCTTTTTTACCACCAAGTAGTCGTGCAAATTTTCTGGCACCCAGACCACCGACTAGTTTTTTTGCTGCTAAAAGTTTTGCAATAGCAACAGTAAGTTTTACTGCTCCACCAATTAAAGTCTTAGTAAGACTAAAGATAAATCTTCCTAGTCCAGTACCAAATACAAGATATAACGATAATAACTTAGGCCAATGTTTACCTAGAAATTGTATTATATTTTTTAATTTATTCTGATTATCTGGTTTGGATATCCATTCTATCAGTTTAACTAGAAACTTTCCAATTAATATATTTGCAATGAAACCAAATATCTTATCAAAAATTCCTCTGACAGGTGCAATTATTTTTTGTGCTGTCTTAAATAATGCAGAGAATCCCTTCTCTAAATTACTCTCATTAAGTTTTCTCTTATCTCTCTGTGCTTTCTTTCTATCAAACTCACCTGCTTTCTTCTTTAAATTATATTGATCCTTAAGTGTATCGGCAATATTAGTAACCGACTTGGCAATTTGTTCTAAAAGATTTGTTGGTTTTTCTTTTTTCTTTGTCTTCGCTTTAGTATCTTCTTCTGCTTCAGGTTCCTCATAGGGAACTATCGCATTAGTGGGTAATGCTTTTTGCTTTGGTGCAACATTAACCGAACTAAATTTTAATTTTTTTGGATCTATCGCACCAGTTCTTACGTCATCTCTTACTTCTTCAGATTTTCTTTCAAAGAAAGCATCTGGTTTTATCGTTGTCTTTCTTGCTTTGAACTTAGGGTCTGCTGCTTTTCTTTGCTTTCTTACTTTTATTACTTCTTGCTGAAGGATGGTAGATCTTTCATCACCAGCCCCCTTCGTTTGAAACTGAATAGTTGCAATCGCTTCTTTTAACGCACTAAGATAATCCTCCTCTTCGGAGAGATTATCTAGGTCTACACCCATCTCTAAGAGTATTTCTATTGGATCAGTAGTAGTCCTAGATGCCATTCGATTGCTGATGCTTTAGTTTCTCTTCTTCAAGATGTTGTTGTAATAAAGCGACGTAGATATCACGTTCCCATGGTATCATATTTTCAATCTCCGTTAATGAGTATTTATGGTACTGAATCAAGGAAAAATTTAATCTTAAGTATGATTCAAGATTCATATGAACCATACCTACGCGAAAAAACTTGCTAGTCCCTCAAGTACAACATCACTCTTAACTTTAGTAGCAGGGTTAGTCACAGAAACAGTATGCGATAACTTAGGCATTGTCTCAAAGAACTTCTCAATACCTTTGAACTGCGACGAGTTCATAGACTCAAGGAACTCATTGATTTCTTTCTTGGTACAATCTCCTGCTGCCCATACCTCTTCTTCACTACAAATAGATTCAATACAAGATGCAATCAAATCAAATGATTGGTCCATCGCATTCTTATCTTCAAAGTCAAAGTTGTTTTTGATAAATTGTTCCAAAGAAGGATACTTCATGACCATCATCAAGTCATCACCAATCTTAATCTTATTATCATGCTCATCATCTTTCTGAATTTTAATGTCATCAATATTAATTGAGACAGGAACTTCAGTTTCTCCATCATCAGGACAAATGATATTGAGTTCAATCTCTTCACCGACCGACTTACCACGAATGTTTAGGAAGAGGAATTCAATATCAAATGTAGGGAGTTGTTCTACTTTGATACCTTTTGTCTTAATACAATTCTTAATTACACCTTTGATAGCAGTAGTAATCTGTTTGGTATCTTCACTCTCCAGAGCAATAACTAAAATCTTTTCCTCTTTTACCAGGAAAGGTCTATATTGAATTGGTTCTCCTGTCGATGGCAACTCAAGTTCATATGTTGGTGTGGCAATCTTTGGTAAAGGCATAATATCCTATAAGTATTATTTCAGTATGATTATTTAGTGCGTGTTTAGGAATTAAAACATGGAGCGTAGGTTTCCGCTTGAATCACGAACCGGACTTCCATCGGGAAGTAATAGTGGTCCATCATTTACAGAACTACCTCCACTAGCACTATCTCTATCAGCGAATTGAGTCCCAGGTCCGTTAGTGCTACCACCTAGTGATGCACTAGCGTTTTGTGCGGTTTGAATTTTTTGTACTGGAGATGCTGCTGGTGGAACTTGAGATGATTCTGTTGGACTTGATGAAGCAATGCTAGGATCACCAGACCTTCTGACAGTATAGCGAATATAATTCATGGAGACGGTACACTTCAAAAGATTTGCTGCCTCATAGGAGACTGGCATTGAATTAATTGATAAGGGGAATGACCTGTAAAATTCATACTCTAGATATTGTCCCGTGGGATTCCATTGCGGATTGTTCAGTGGATTTTTAGCCTTTTTTCCATAGTCTTTCTCAAACTTATATACTTTGAGTCCTCTATCAGCAGTATAATCATCTGCATAATTCATCCTATAGTAATAGTTTTTACTGCTACGGGTGTTGCGATCAGCAGATACAAAGTCCCCAGTAGTTCCTGCTCCAGTTATAAAGTCAATCCAAGTCTCAAAGAATATGATGGGTAGATAATTTTGCACATCAACGTAAAAAGTAAAGTCAATTCTGTCATCAAAAAATCTCCTATGTGCGTGCCTTTCAGTCACACCCGTATGATCATTATTAATTTCCATAGTCGCAACACTAGATCCTGGTAGAACTGCCTCAGAGCAGAGTAAGTTCAGTGTTTCTTGACTAGTACCAAATGTAATACCAGCAGACTTAAGTTTCTGAGTGAAAGCATCAGATCCCGTTGCTCCCCCAGATGGCAAAGCAAACTCTACTAGAAAATGTGATGTTGTTGATGGTCTTAGTATTGATGACTTAATATCATCAACTGTTTTTACGCTAGGCATCTATAAATAGTTTTTTACCTTATATACTATGTATGGGAGAAAGCATAAAAAGTAAATACAAACCTTCGCATCCAAAGAAATATAAAGGTAATGTTGAAAATATCATCTGCCGTAGTAGTTGGGAGCGAAAGTTTTGCCGTTACTGTGATCTAAACGAAAATATTCTTGAGTGGGGTAGTGAGGAGTTTTACATTCCATATGTGTCTCCAGTCGATCGACGAGTTCATAAGTATTACCCAGACTTTATTATTAAAGTCAAGGAGAGTACAGGTACAATTAAAACTTATGTGGTAGAAGTAAAACCAAAAAGAGAAACTCTACCACCAGTGCCAGGTAAAAAGCAAAAGAAAACTTTGATACGTGAGTGTACAACCTATGCAGTCAACCAAGCAAAATGGAAGGCTGCTGTTGAGTTCTGTGCTGATAGAAGAATTGAATTCAAAATAATCACAGAGAAAGAACTCGGAATCAGATGAACCGTATCGAACCCATACTCACAAAATTAAATGAGACCATGGACACTGAGGATCAGATGCTCATGATCATGGATGCTCTCAATGATACTGTCACTCCTGTCCCTGATCCTGGAACTCTCTGCACATTTTTATACCAAGCAAAAACTCCCAGAATAAGATACGATCAGCATCCTTTAGTCCTGGTAACAGAACTATTCCAATGGGGATTCCGTGGGTTTAACTTTCATTGGAGAAAGTATAGACAATATACTTGGGAAGAAATCTCAGGTCAAGTTTATATCGTACAGAGAGATGAACTTGATGAGTTAAACTCAATACAATATGGAAAATTTGTGCTAAATAGATAAAAAGATAGTGCATAATGGCTGGTAAATACGGAGGCGAAGGAACAGTATTTCCGTCACCAGTAGATGGTGGAAAAAAATTATATTGGGAAGTTAATTCTGAAACTGGAGTAGCAGAACTATATGAAAGAAAAGGAGTTGAATTTCCAATTAAGTTAGGGACGAAAAAACCTGGTGAAGACTTTGAAGTTCATGATCCTCCTTTTCCTCAAAGGGGATTTTTTGAAGTATTTGATGAGCAGCAAAGAAAAGAATTTTTGAGTGATACAGTTCAAAAGAAAATGAACGATCATTTAAGAACAACTACAGTGAATGGTAACAAAGCTGCCAATCCTGATATGCCCGATCTCGATGCACAGAAAAGAAGTGACGACCTACTGGAAACTGGAAAAGTAACTGTTCCTCCAGATCGATCTGACGAAGAGGCTGCTGTTGATGCAGCAAAACGGGGTAGCGATAAAGTAAATCAAGAAGCAGAAGCGTTAATAAACAGTGAAGCGGCAGCTACAAGAACTAACACAAGAAAAGGTTCTGCTTCTTTTGGTAACCATAGTTATCCATTAGATAGAAATCAATCTCAAGACTTTATGAAGTTTACTCTTTTAGAGTATAAACCAAAGAAAGTTGGTGGTGGTGCTAGCGGTGGGGGATTTGGTTTTGCTGATCGCGATAGAGTAGGACCAAACGGAA